TAGGACCATAAGACAAAGGAACCCTGGTGATGTTGACGACATCATCATCTGCATTGGTAGTTTTGATTGTCAGTCCATTAAAAAGAGTACCAAAGGATATAATGGTTCTCCTCAAAATTTCGTTATAAAAATACTCAAACATTTTTTAGATTCCTTGTGAGTTTATTTAGGGTATTCCAAAGGGGTTTTGCTCAGAGAAGTCTAGAATGGAATCTGCTTGGGTCTCGATGTTGATATTATCTGCGAATCCATCGTCAACTGGATCAAGACTAATGACTCTCAGTTGATGTGATGCACCGGAAGAAGATCCAACGATTTTCTCCCCAACAGTCCAATCACCACTGACGGTGTAGACCTCTAACTCATTAGTAACAGAGTTCCAAGTCTTGACTCTTGCCGTGGTTCCACTAATGGATCCGGTGACAATTTCATTAAATGTGAATGAACCTGTAGAAGTAAGATCTGGATCTGAGATAGTGATAGTTGGTAGAGCAGTGTATCCAGTACCAGAGTTGCTGAAGTAGATCGCTGAGATGGTTCCTGCTGCGCTTACAATGGCAGTCGCAGCAGCAGAGACGGTAGAGACCCCAGTAAACGTAATTATTGGGTTTACAGTGTATCCAGCACCCGCGTTTGTAATGGTAGCAAGACCAACAATTCCAGTGTTAATAACTGATGTTGCTGCTGCTCCGGCACCATTATCATTAGTGGCAGCAAAGAAGTTCATTGATGGTGGATTGGTAGTTGCATATCCAGCTCCTGGATCAATCAATAGAACCTCTTGAACTACGCCAAGACTTGGATTTGCGATTGTATTAGAACAAGCAGCAATACCACTAAGAAGTCTTGCTGTAGCAATACCAATTCTTCCACCAGATGGTGCTGAAGAGATTGCTACTCTTGGTGGATTGAGATATGAACTTCCTCTATCTGAAATTACAAACCTCTGAATACCATGATCAAACAAGGAGATTGTTGCCTCTGCTGTAACACCAGTTCCAACCAGAGTGAGAGTCTGAGATGGTCCAATCAATGTTGGGATTCCATCTTCATTAACACCAGTTGCTTCATCTCCAAGGAGGACATCATCAATGTTATCTACTCCAGTGTCGATGAGTTCATCACCGAGACGGAAGAGTTCACATCTCAATTCATAAACATAATTCTTTTGTAGTTGATAAAATGGTCTCTCATGCTCAACATACTTAATCTCAAATAAACGATCTCCAAGAGGAAAATAAATTAAGTCCCCTTCTTTTGGTCTAGATGAGAGTTTGATGTTCTGCTCATTCTTGATCAGAGGTGAGATGTAAGTCTCATATCTTTCTTTTGAAATGATCAGAGTGATCTCATTCGTTGCTTGGATACCAAACTTTGATAGTAATGTTGGATTGTCCCCATATCCATCAAAACTCTCTACATACGCTTCAATGGGATATGCATCATCAAAAGCTGATTGTACAACCTCTCTGATTATAGAATTTTCTGTAATGTATTTTCTGGGCAGATAATGAACCTCAACCCCATACATCTTCAACTGTTCGTTGATTAGATCTTGGAGCAGATTCTGCTCTGTCCTAGCACCTTGTTGAAAGAACGGGTTAAGCATAATATCAACCGATCATATCTAAAGGTGGAAGTTCGTAAGTAGTAGACATCTGCTCTCGGATTACTTCCAAGTCTCTCTGTGCGTCATCATAGATTTGTCTACCATTTAACTCTATTCCACCAGGAAGTTTAACTCCTTGGAATTTGATTAAGTTCTGACCCCACTGCCTCTTCATCAATGCAGTAGCATATCTTTTTAAGAATGAATCGTTAAAGACTCGATTGAAATCATTGGGATCAATCAACCTATAGCAATCAATGATAAAGTAATCATCTTTCTTGACATCACCCCAATCAACATCAAGGTAAAGTCTGTCTTGTCTTTGATTAAATCTAATTTGCTTCTCAGTATTCAGAGCAAAATCAAGATCTTCCAAATATCTCTTCGTCATCGCATATGTCAGAATTTCGGTAGATCCGAAATAATACATATCATTCAAGAACATCTGATACTTAATACTAAACATATTGTTAGTAGTAGTCTCAGATCCATCGTATCTAAAAATTTTATTGATACCGATAACTGCTGGTGGTATCTCTAAGAAATTACTATTCTCTTCGTATGAAAATGTGGTTGCTGTCCCTGCGATAGTAGTAGTCGCAGTGGTCGTGACAATACCTACAGCATTATCATTAACACCTCTTGCTCTACCACGATTTATATCATCCTCAGTAATCTTATACTTAAGATATGTCTGAATAACACCGTCAAAATGACGCTCATGAAAATACTGAAGAGCATCATCAATGATGTCCTCTACCTGTTCATCAGCTATATTAATCTCTAAAACAGGAGCACCAAGTTGTCTCTTGCAGTAATTGATTAAGTCTGCCCTACTTGACGGTTGTGCCATTTAACCACTATTCTCCTATACAATATTTAGGGGGCAGAAGATATTCCAGCAATGACTAAAACATTGCCGTTCGCAATACTATAGATTGTGCTACCAGAACTAACTAAAACATTATAAACGTAACGTCCCTCTTTTAAATTTCTAGTGTCCGTTGAACCCAGAGAAATTTTGAATTTTCCATCATACGCACTGGTAAATCCAACAGTAAAACTTGTGGTGACTCCTAGAGTTGCCCCAACAGCAACACTCTTTGCCATCTGAGCAGATCCACTATAATCAGTGAAATTAAAGGCAGCGTTAGAAGTATCAACTACATTAAAATTAGTAGTGAAATCTGCGCCAGTATGAATTGTTAAGTTAACACCCTTTGGTACACCAGCGTCTGGGTCAAAGGTGATATTCTTACTCGCCATCTGATAGTCCTATAATCTGCATTGTTTCTTGTTGTTTATAATATAATTTACAAAAAGACTTAGCAATGTTTTTCAAAGTGTCTTTATCATCACAACTATCTATCTCAGATGCTACTTGTGTATAAGCAAACATCTTTGAAAGATTCTTTAATTCAATAGTATCAGGATCCATTGATTAACTCCTTTAGTAACGACTTGATTTCATTCAACTCATCTTTCATATTAGCAAGATCATCCTCAATTGTCTGTACCTTTTGAGTCTCTTTAGACTTTGATTTTCTCCTAGAAAGATACTGATTATATTCAAATTCATTCACATTCACGATAGAATTAGATTCGGGATCTCTGGCGAGATCCCCATGTCCTTCAATTGTGTAGTTAGTATCCATAATCAAGCAAGCGCGATGACTCTCAGGTTTCTTACTCTAGGTACATGAACCTGACTTGTAGATGTCAGAAGAAGTTTAATTCTATAAGTTCTAAACTCAGGCAAATCATCAACTGTGAATGTGTATTCTTTGAAGTCTAAGTTTTGTGACTCAAAAGCATACCTATTTGATTTGGTCATGAATACATCAGACTCGCCATTATTGTTCTTGGCATCAATTACTTGACCTCTTTCATTCAAGTTTGAATATCCAGGGAAAGGAATAAAGATTGGTTCTTTGCCTGGATTTGCATTGACCGCGTAGAACGCTCTAACATCTGCGTTGGCAGTGGCATGTGCTTCAACAAGAATCTTAATTGAAGAAGCTGATTGCTCAAGGACAATTTCTTTAGAAATATATTGACATGATGTGGGATCATTCTCAATCACATTGATTCTAGCATCAGTAGCATAATTTGTAATAATACTATTTGCTCTATTGGAAGTAAGGATTGCACTTACTCTCTGACCATCAATCACTGGAGATACTCTCGTATCCGTAGTGTTCATAAGAAGTCTCATATTCATTGACTTCTGTCCAGTCGTATTCAAGAGTTTGGCATCTTCGTTAACTTTAGATGCGATCATTCTTGGTGAATCCAAGTAGTTTGCCTGATTAAGAGCAATTGATTCAAATCCCGTATCCAGATAAGGAAGTTCATTTCCACTCAAACTCTTAGAAGTTGTGGTTCTGAGTTCTGCAGTAAGAGAAGTTCCTTCAACAGATACATTTTGTACAGATGGTGTAATGATCTCAAAAGGAATGTTTTGTGTTGCCTTGACATTATATCCGCCAGTGCTCTTTGTGCCATTAAGATACA